CCGCTGCCGCTCCATTCCTTGATGGTCGAGGTGCGTTCTTTCCAGGTGTCGCCGAAGGATTGCGTCTCTTCGAGTCCGGTCTGAACGTCGAGGGACCAATTGTCCATCTCGCCGATTGTGTTCGTGCTGATCTTGAGCGCGGCAGCATTGCCTACCATTACAGCCATATAGGGCTCCTTCTGCCGTTTCGGCAGTTGTTGTGAGTTGGTTTCGCCAGCGCCTAAATGGCGTGGATGATGTCAAATTCGAGGACTACGGTGTAGAGCTTTGCGTTCGTCTCTAAATCGTTTTCAAACTCATTGCGGCGCCCGTTGAGGTGCGTGCTGTGAACCGTCAGCGATCCGGCCGCCGTCGTGATTTCCGTGGCGTGGTTGATGACGTTGGCATACACTAAATCCGCCAAGTCTTCTGCGGCCTTCGGGTTGCCTTGCGCCATGCAATACAGCGCCACCGGGCGGCGTGTTGCGGTCGGTGCGGACGATCCGATGGAGTGAAACGGAGCGGAGTCGATTGCTTCGATGATGATTACCGGGTAGTCAGTAATCCGGCCTTGGTCGCCATGCATGTCGTAAACGCGCGTGCTTGTCAGGTCGGTGATAGCTGAGACGGTCTGGAGGTACTTGTATAGCGCCTGATAGATTCTCATGCCGCCCGCCCGAGCGCGTCGAATGCGGCCTTGACGCGGGATTCCAGAAGCCTCTTCACGTTGTTGCGCTGCGCGCGGATGGCGTCACGGAAGAACGGGATAGGACGGCTGCCGGGATGCTGCACTTTCTTTGCAAAGCGCTTGAAAAGGTTGCCGAACATGAGGAACTTCTTATCCTTTGGCGTGACCGTGTGGGCCTTCGTGCCGAACTCGACCAGATGCGCGTGCGGTGCCGCCTGCTTGAGCGTGTAGGCGTAGGCTTGCAGGAAGTTCTTGAATTGCCGCCCAGCAGCCGCCGCAAGCGATCTTTTCAGCCCGCCCGGTGCGATGGCCCGGCCCCGGTAATTCGTCGCATAGGGTGCCACTGGTGCGCGGGCTTTGGCCGCGTCGCTGATGAGGTTCGCCCCGTCGAGTAGCGCCGCGCGCACTTCGGCACCTTGCGCGGTTTTCTTGAGCTTCTCCAGTTGCCCGGCGAGCTCGACCATGCCTTCGATTTTGATGTTCAAATCGTGACCTCAGAGCATTGGAGCGCGATCATTTCATTGCGTTCGTCCGGGTTGGCGATGGCGCGGATGTTGAAGTAGCGGGCGGCGTTCGAGTTCTTTGGGTCCGCAAACTTTACGCGCATGTCGGGCGTGTACCCGGCCTTGTAGCGGACGGTGATGGAGTGCGATAAGTCGGAGATGGTCTGCTTTGCCTGGAAGAACTCGCGCCCGCCGCTGGTTTCGATTGAGCCCCAGCATTCGGCGAAGTTAGACCATGTTTCCGTGCGGTCGCCGTTGGCATCGACGGATAGGCTTTTCTGTTCGATCAGGAGCCAGTGGCGGAGGGTGCCGGCGCGCATTACCAGATCCTCCAATTCGCCAACAGCGCCCGGCTGCCGAGCTCCAGCGCCTTCGATTCGACGCTGGCCGAGTTGCCGAGGACGACATCTTCGCGGTGCTCGTACAGGTGCGCGGCAATCAACAGAATCGCCGCCTGAATTTCATAAGGCACATCAGCTGCCGTGGTCCACCCACAGATAAACTGAATTTCGATAGGGTCGAGGACGCGCAGGGTTGTGGATGGCCAGGATTCGTTGTAAGACAGGGCCAGCACGCCCGGATCTCGGGCGGTGGATGCTTCCCAGTAGTCAGCCGAAAAAGTCGTCTGCGTGCCCGCCGTGTCGGTATATTTGACGTGGGTGACGCTTTGGAGTTGGCCGAACGGCATGATAAGCCGGTCGCCACATGGGAACAAGTCGAGGAACCATTTCCATGTTTGAGTCACCAACTTGCGCCCGGTGATGGTTTCCACATAGCCTTGCGCCGCCCGCACATACGGCTGATACTGCTCGGGTGGTTGCCCGGCCGCGCGCGCGTGCGTCTCCATCTGCGCATCGGTGATCGCAAACTCGGTGGGCGCGGTGACGATTTGGTAGGCGTGGGAGGTCATGGGTAAAAGGGCGGGGCGGAGGAGCCGCCCCAGGTCAAGAGAGAGGGATTAGTCGGTGATGGCGGCGGGCGGCGTAGCCTGCTGGTAAGCGGATTGCAGCCAATACCGAGCGCCGGTCAAGTTGGCGACGTTGGAGGCGCCCGTCTTGACCGTGATGCAATCGAAGCCATTGGCAACGTCGAGCTGCGCTGGGTCGATCTGGAAAATCACGATCTTGTTTTTCACGCCGGCGTCGGTCGTATAGGCGACGGCATCGGTACGACGAACCAGCGTATCGCTGGCGGCCGTGTCCAGGTTCGACCAGATCGGAACGGTGTTGGTGATCGCCTTCGTGCCAGTGCCGGCGACGGCGGAGGCCTGTTCGATGGTGAGCGCGATGGTGGCGGCGTTGCCCTGCGTGATGGCGACTTCCACCCAGGCGCAAACGGCATTTTTCAGGGAAACGTAATCGCCGGTACGGCCCGCTGCATCGGTGGCGTTGGGCATCGCTTCGACAATCTTGAACTGCTCGGAAAGCATGATATGCATAATGTGGCTCCAGTTGGGGCGGCCCTCGCCGCCCCCAGTTGTCTTGATGTTGGTGCGATGCTTAAGCGCGGGTGTCGAGGAACACGAACGGCGACTGCGTGGCCGAACCCTTGAACGGAGTGAGCGAGGAATGCCACAGAGAGCGGCCGTCCACGCGGGTCGTGAACTTGAATACCTGCTCGTCGTACAGAAACCGCACGTGCATGGAAGACGCCTGTTGAACACCGCCCTTTTCGGCCAGCGCGTACTGGCTGAGGTCAACCAATGCAATGTCACCCTGCGTGCCGAGCGTTTCCGCGTGTTCGATCACCTGAATAGGGCGGCCCAACAGGGTGCCAAACGGCGCCACGCTGAACCCGCCCGGAGGGGTGAAAATCGGCTGGTTGCTGATGCTCATGAGCGGCAATTGGTTCAGGCAATCCTGATTCATCAACCACACGCTGTTTGGGATTGACTTGGCCCACATCCGCGCGTACATCTTGGCAATGTTCGTCGCGTTGATGGTGGCAGCCGTCTGGCTGGTTTCCTTTGCGACGCTGACAAAGATGTTGGAATCAGCAAAGAACCCGCGCGGCATCCCGGAGCCCGTCCCACGGAAAATCGCGTCATCAAGCTTGAACGCCAGTTCTGAGGCAACCGCATCGGTAGCAACGGCGGTAAGCGCGGTGGCGTCCGCCAGCAGTTCTTCGGTGGCGTACCACAGAGCGAACAGCTTTTTCAGTTCGAGTTCCACCTTGCGGAACTTCGGCGAAGAGGCGGTCACCGTCGAGGCTTCACCGGCCCAGTAGGCCTGAACGCCGCCGTAGCGGGAGCCGTTAGCGCGGCTGGTTTCGTCGATGCCATTCAGCTTGACACCGTTGGAGGCGGAGCTGATCGGGATGCGCTTGCAGCGCGCGGCCAGCGTACCCACGTCATAAGCGCGTTTGATGATCTCGGCCGACATATCGGTACCGACAAGGAATCCGCCTTCGCTGCCAACCGTTTCATTGGATCCGGTGGCGCCGAGGTGCTGCTTACGCAGACGGTCGTCCATTGTGCCCGTGCTCAGATTGGCGCCGCGCACGGCCTGCAAGAACTCGCCGAACGAGCCCCAAGGGCGCTCGGTCGCGTTGTCGCTCAGGACCACTGCCGGCTGACGGGTCACATTTGCCTTGACCAGTTTTTCCATTTCCGCGTAGGCGTCAAGCTGCTCTTGCACTCCTGTCTCTTCAGCAATGGCTGCCTTGGTGGCGGCGAGGTGTTCCGTGATGTTGTCGGGCTCGGCGACAGCGGTAAGCGCCTCGCGTTTAGCTTTGAGCGCGGCAAGCTGTTCAAGCAGTTGCTTTTTCTTCATAGGGGCTCCATTGCGCGCGTCCTTGAACCGGCATTCAATGCCGGTGGCGCGTGTGTGTTGGTTGGTATTCAGCGAGCGGATGAACGGAGTCGAATGTATTCGTACTCGGCCCTGGCTTTGCTGTCGTCTGCTTCGCTGGCCGCGCCAGTGGGTGCAGATAGGTCGGTGAAAAGTTCTGCCGGTACTTCCATTTGGCAGTCACTCAGAAATTGGGCGGATGGGTCAGCGCCGCGCGAGACGAGCGAGACATGGAACGGCTGCCACTTAGTCGCGCGAAGGTGCGGAACGCCCTTCTCGACCGGCTCGGCCTTTACTAGCTCGCCGGTGATCCGCGCGCCCATCGAAACATTCGGCAGATTGCGCTTGTCGATGTCCTGAATAATGCCCGCAAATTCCTCACGATCAGAAAACCGAACGCCAGCGAATCCGCGGCCGTTTGTAATCCTCGCTCCTTCGATCACGCCAAGCGTGTGGTCGATATCCTCGATGTGATCGACGACGAACGGCGCCCGCCCGTTGT